AATTGTCAGCTGTTCTGCTATCATGTCCTGGTGTAAATACCTTAATATAAGAATATTTTTGTCTTGATATCTGACATGATGGATGACAAAGCATAATATTGATTTGCTTTGCTGTATCATCTGCCACACAACCATCTGTAAAATTATAAGCTGTTTTAAATCTAGCACTTGGTACTTTTATAATTTTTACATCCTCAATAGAATGAACCCTTCTATTAATATTATTTGTTTTTGATACATCTAACATTCTTGAAATACCATCTGCTTGTTTTAATAACTTGTACATATCAGATGTAAGCCTTAATTCTCTTCCTTCCTCTGGCACACCTAAATCGTCCATTTCTCCCATTCTATCATCAAACCAATCCAAAATATTAATTTTATTAAGTGCTGTTGTATCTACTTTAGCACCTGCAGATTTATATTTATTAGCCTCTGCGTATAATTTTGAATAAACATAAGAATCTGTTTCAGGAATAACTTGCTCATTCTCAAACGTATTTGTTAGATTAGCCATTTCTAAAACTAAATTTGTTTCATCTACATCTGATGGGTCAATAAATAACTCAATATCTCTATCATGTTCTAATTTCTTTGGCTCCCATTCATTTGTTACAGTTCCACTATTAAATCCTAACGTATTTCTGTTATGATCTTTATATCCACTTACTGTAATCTTTGGTAACTTAATCGTTTGTGCATTAATAAACTTAACATTTGGATTAGAACCAAACAAACTATTACTTGTTAGCTCCCTTGCATATTTTTGTTGTAAATCTCTTTCAAATTTTTCAGCATAATTGTAAACTGCCATCTTTCTTTCCTCTCTTTCTATTAATTATTTCCAAATGCTTGTGACACTTGTATATCTGTATTATTAGTGTTATCTTGATTTGGATTATATGGTGGTTTCTCTTTTGACCACTCTTTTATTGTTTGTTCTACAATTCTATCTTGAATTGTCTTTATAAGCTTTGTTTTCTCTTGCAAATCTTCTGCAGTCATACTCTCATAATCAAATAAATTCAAAAATTCTGGATCAAATGCTGTATCATGTGTTGTCGCTATTTTTATAGCCTCATCTTTCAAATCTCTAGCATTTAACTTTTTTTGTATTTCTTCAATACTCTTATCTTTTTGACTTAATTGATATTGTAATTTTTCAGTTTCGTTCATTTTAGATAATTTTTCCGCCTCGCTAATTTTGTTGTTCTGTTCCAATTCCCATTGCTTTCTTAATTGTTCTTTCATTGTATTAGCATTTGTCTGTAATGCTTGTTGAACTCTCCTGTCAAATTCAGCCTGATTTTTTCCCTCTTTTAAAAAATCATCAAATGTTATAGAACTATTATTTGATCCTATATTTTGTTTTTCATTTGCTCCCGCTGGTTCTTGATTAACCCCAGTATTAGCATTTTGATTTGTATTATCTTTTTGTCCTTCCATTTTTACCTCTTTCTAGCCCCAGTCATTGCTTAATAGCCCCAACCATTGCTTTTAATATTTCGTTTATTTTATTATGCCTAACCACGATAAAACGGCAACAAAAAAAGAACCTGTCGACTTTGGTTCCTTTCTAATCTATAATTATAAAATTTATAGCTATTTATTTAATTCCTTTTCTAAATATTCTCTATATTGGTCAAAACTATCCCATTCATCATAATTAAATGGTGCTGGTCTTTTTCCATATTTATCTATATATTCATGAATCAATTTCTTTACATCATCTGGTATAATCATTATATTTGTTTACCACCTTTTCTTTAATCTTTCTCAATCCATCTATTGAATCTATAATATCTAATGTATTTTCATTATTAGTTAAATACGCTGACATTATATTTGCAGAAATTTCTTTATCTACTCTTGTAATATCGTCTAACCAATATTTGCTCTCATGTCCATAATTTCCAGTAATCTTACCATTTGTAATTGCTGAAAATATATCCCCTAATGTCATATTGTCTTCATATTTAGAACTCTTTAACATATCAACATATTTGTCTTCCTCTATATCTATACTTAACCTTGTTCTTCTTAATTCATTATCAATATTAAGATTTTTCGATATATTATTTCTAATATCTATCAAATGTATTATTTCATGTGTCAAACTTTCACTCAAATCATATTTACTAAAATCTTTATGTTTTGGATTTATAATTATTTTATCCTTATCTATACTGTAATACATCGGTTTATTATTGTTATTATCTATAATCACATTCTCATTTGTCAAATATTTATAAAATAACCTTTTGATTTTATTATTAAATTTATAATCTTTTAATAAAGGCTGAATATCTTTATTTAATTTTGGTATTTCTAATTTATTATACTCTATCTTGTCTACTTTTTCAATAGGTGGCAAATAAATAATAGAACTTCTACAAAAATGAAATCCATCTATAATTGGAGGACAATTAAGTCCTATTATTAAACCATAACAACGATATTTTACAATACTATCATTTGTTTTGCTATATCTAAAAAACTCATTCCAATCATGAACAAAAAACTCTTGTCCTTCTAAACTTGCACACATTTTAGTTCTTTTTTCATCCGGTATAGAAACAAATTTTACTTTTGCCATATCATCAAACTTTGCTATACCTTCAATTTTAGCTAAATTATTCATTCCTATTAATTGATTATCTACTGCACCCGAAATCTTATCTCCATTAATACATAATTTTGCATTTTGTTGCTTTTTAATAATATTCTGAAAAATATCCTCTCCAATATCATTTTCCTTATTTTGCTGAATATTAATAATACACTGTCTATAAATCTGGTCAGCATTATATTTTACAATAGCTTCTATATATTGTTTCCAAATATAACCTTTTGAGTTTGGCATATCTAATAAAGCGAAAAAAATAGTATCTGGTATAACTGATACTTTCTTTTTTTTGCTTAATGTTTTATTAACCTCTTCCTGTCCTTCCTTATAATAAAAATTTGCCACATTCTTAAATATATTTAATTCTGATTCCTCTACTTTGCATTGTTCTTCTATATAAGCACTATATATAAGTAATTCTAAAATTTCACTATTATTTACCCTAGTTCTACTATATATGTTTTTTGCTAACATTTCAAAATAACCAGTTAATAATCCTTTGTCTTTCCATTCTTCAATACATGTATTTATTCTTTGCTTTGTTTTGCTACTAACTATATTGTGCAAATTATTAAAATCAAAATCTATTGTTTTAAATATCTCTTGAAGTTTGTTTTGCGTTTGTCGACTTATTCTTTGATATATTTTCTTTAGTTTTATCATCTGCTTGTTGTGGTAATCCCATATCATCTTTGCCACCTTCTTTTGCTTCATATTGGTCGTTTCTTATTTTTTGTATATTTTCCAAATTCTTTTGCATATTTTCTTGATTTTGTTTGTCTAATTTCTCTATCTCTGATATTCTATCAAAGTCGTCTGGCAACATATCTATAATGCTTTCGTCACTTAGTAACCCTCTTAATTTTAATGCTCTGTCTGTTTCTGTTCCTTTGTCAGTTGGTAAATTTCTTTGTAAATCAATCTTTATGTTTCTAAAATCATACTGTTTGTTTTTTTCTTTATTTATCTTATTAATAATTGTCTCCCATCTTCTTAAGAGAGCTTTTTTGAATTGCTTGTCTGCAGATGTAATCATCTGTTCCAATGCAAAGAACTTTCTATCTAATGCACTTGCATTATCTGCATTTGTAAATCCTAGATCCGTTATGTTGGGTACTCCAGAAATCATCGAAATCAAATCAATCAATGTCTTTTTATGATTTTGCAATGCTGTATCTTGTACATTTTTTTCTACCCAAGCAATATCTCCATCTTTGTCTGGTGTATAAAAAACTTTCATGTTTAATAAAGCTTTGTCTTCATCTTCTCTTGCTTTATTTGTTGTTTGTTTTTCTTGTCCATTTTCATCTAATTCTGGATTACCTTCTTTATCTAGCTTTGTTACTAACAAATCGTTGTCTGGTGTGAATCCAGTTATTTTCAACTTTGCATCATCGTTGTATTGAAATGTATTCCTGCTATTCTGTATTACCCTTTCATAAGCACAAATTAAAGAGATTACCAATTCAAAACATGATAATCCCATCTCATTTTCTATTGCTACACATGGTAGCATATCCCATTTACCTTCTTCAAATCTACTTTCATCTTCTTTAAACTTTTTATAATCATCTGGAGTTGGAGAATAATATCTTTTGCCATTAATTGTTGTTAATTCTGCAATTGTTATGTCTTCATTATTTTTATCTTTTTCAACCCACTTTCTAAGTTGTCCTATTTGTTGTACTGGTGCTCCATAATCGAATATTCCTATTGTATTTAATGCACTTTGTCTTATATATACAATTTCATTTTCTTTATTTTTATATAATATCTCATAACATGCTCTCATTCCAAAAAAATCAGATGCTAATTCAAAAAATTCTGCTCCATCATCGTTGTACTTGCTAATATAATCTATTAAAACTTTTAGTTCTTCATCTTTATTACTATCTGAATTAAATACTTTATTCAATAACTTTTTAATTATATTTATTTTTTCTTTATCAGATATTTTTTCAATGTCATAAATTGGTGCTTTTCCTGCAAAATAACCTGTTACCATAGAATTTATGTAATTCTCAAATCCTACTTTTATTTTATTATCATCTTCACTTACAATCTCTGAACATGATGTTTTTCTTCTTATCCTCTCATATAATTTTCTTCTATTATCCCATTCCGTTTCTGCTAATGATAATATTTGAGTTATGCTTTTTGCGTCTTCTAATGTTTCTTTATTCCATTGAATCATTTTATTCCTCCTAAACTGGCTTAGTGTAACCAAATTGTATCTGCTTTTTTGTTTGTGATGTATATATTGCATATCTTATAGCGTCTTGCACATCATCAAATAATTTTATTGGCTCATCTGTTTTTTCTTTCCAAACGTACATATATATTTCATCTTTAAATCGCTTTACTGTTGATTTTAATATATATAGTCTATTTGTCTTATACAGACTTGCTACTGCTTCAATTCCACTTAATACTGCTTTATCTGCCTCTATTGCTTTTAAATGTTCTTTCTTAAATTTTTCTATATATTCAGGTCTTGCTGTATCACAATAAAATGGAATATTTCCATATTTAGCTTTTATTTTTTTTGCTTCATTTACCCAAAAATCTATTTCTTCAAATTGTGTTGCAATTTCTTCTATCAAATAATAATTTCCATTTTCGTCCATTCCAATTACAACTATTGCTCCAAAATGTGAATATCCCCAGTCTACTCCTGCTATATATTTTACAAATTTAATATTGTCTATATTGTCTACATAGTGTATCTTCTCATTAAAATCACTGTAAACTATGCCTTCTGGTGTTACCCAGTATCCATTTATATCTCTATCCGTAAACATTCCACTAGGTGTAGTTTCTATAATATTATTTATATATCTTTGCGTTAGAAAAGTATTATCTATTAATCTCCATTGAACTTCTTTAATTGTTTTACCATCTGCTTTATCTATAAAATCTTTTTTTATATAATGTTCTGGACTGTCTGTATTAGTGTCCATTATTATTCTTGCACCTTCACCAGAACATCTTGATTTTATTTCGTATAAAACTTCTTTGTTTGCCATTGTACCTTCGTTTATGTATGCTCCAAACGATGTCATTCCTCTTATTCTACCTAAGTCGTTTATTTTGCTATGTCCAAAACAACATACTTGAACTCCAAATAGAATAAACCTATTATGCTTATCAAATTTAAATTCTATATCATACTTATTTGTTAGTTCATTCAATACATTTCTTTGTAAGCTTCCTAAATCTGCTCCAGCCAATATATATTGAGGTAATGGTATCTTTAACTTGTCTGCAATTTTTCTTACTCTTCTTAATTCAATTAAAAATAAATCATTATCTATTATTGTTTTTCCACTTCTTTTTGCCCCATGATTTATTAACATAAAAAAATCATTATTAATGGCAAACTTTAAAACCTTTTGTTGTTTAGGCGAATACAATTCATCAATCATTTTTTATTACACCTTCTAGCTTATCCAAATATTGTGATATTTTTTCTTCCTTATCCCCTTTATTGTCTTCTTTTAATATTTCATTTAAATCCTTCAATGCTGATGTAAGCTTTTTTAATCTTCCAGAATCTATTATTCCTTTGTGTTGTTTTCCAAACATGTCCATATGGATATTTAATTCTGTATTAGATTTCATTATATTTAATGCCAAATCATTTGCTATTAATTTTATATCTATAATTTGTTGTGCCTCTTTTTCAGATTCTTTTTCAATAATTTTTTCTATTGTTTTTGTCTCTGTTTTGTCTTCCTTTTGTCTCTTTTTATTTTTCCAGCCAGATGTGCGTTTTCTAGTTGTTCCATTGTTTTTTATACCTTTATTTTTTAAAAAGCTACTTACTGTTTTATGATTACTTAATATATACTCTTTTTCTAACTGCTTCCAGTCATATTTTGCCACACTCCTCACCCACTTTTATTTACCATATCAATTAACTTTCTAATACTACCTGCTATCATACTTACTATAGCTATTAATATACATGCAATCAATACTAAACTAATAAAAGCACATATAATCAGTATTGGACTTAATATAATTGTTATTAACATCAATATACAACCAATCATTTCCTTTTCTCACTTTCTGTACAAGCATTTTCATTTTTACACTCT